GCAGGAACCGACAGTGGACGACGCCGTCGTGGAGTCGGCCCGGCTCGCCGCCATCGACTACTGCGTCGGGCGGATCGACCAATCGATCAGCGGGCCGCTCGACGGCTCGGTGCCGATCCCCGCTGGCATCTACGAGGCGGCGCTGCTGTACGCGGCGCGCTTCTACCGGCGCCGGGACTCGCTCGACGGCACGATCGGTTGGGGCGACATGGGCGTGATCCGCGTGGGCGTGAAAGACAACGACGCCGAGGCGTTGCTGGCCCGCTATCTGGCGATCGTGCTCGCATGAGCTGGGACCGCGCCACGTGTGCCAAGGCGCTCGTGACGCTGCTCGGACCCGCCCTGCCCGGCGTGAGCGTGTACGACCGCCCGATGTACTCGTACAACGCCCCGGCCGTGATCGTGGGCCGGGCGGCTGAAACCCGTTACTCGACTTTTGCGATCGGCATCGACGAGACGCAGCTGCCGCTCACCGTGGCGGTGGGCACCGAGCGCGAAGACGACGTGAGCGATCTGATGGCACAGATCCGCAGTGCCATCGAGGGCGACAACTCGCTGGGCGGCACCGTGGCGAGCTGCACCGCCGCGCTCGACCGCAACTGGCGCAATACCAAGGTGGCCGGTGCGGACCTGCTGGCTGCCGATCTCGTGCTCCAGGTCTACATGTAGGAGGGCATCACATGACACCACCAGCAGCAGCGACCAAAGACGACGCCCCGATCACGGGCGAGGGATCGGCCGGCGAATCGGCACCGAGCGATTCGGGCTTCAAGGACGGCGGGCCGTTCCTGCCGACGCAGCTCGCCACGGGCGATCCGCCACCGCCGGTCGCGGCACCGCTCATACTCAACGACGCCTACTTCGAGCTCAACGGCGTCAACCTGCGCTGCCTGGTGGCGCACCTCGAGATCGTGCCCGAGAACAAGCTGGTCACGATCACGTCGTTCTGCGCCGAGACCGACTACCCCGGCGTCACCAAGTGGCACCTGCGCGTGACCTTTCACCAGAGCTTCGACGCGGGCGCCGTGTACCAGACGCTCAACGCCGCCTACTCGAATTACGTCGCCAGCGGGGCACAGGCGCAGTTCAAAGCCCGGCCGTACGCGTCCCGGCTCGCCAGCGCCACCAACCCGATCATCGCGGGCAGCGTGATCCCGATGCCTTTCGAGCTGCTCATTGGCGACGCTGGTGCGGGCAGCCAGGTGCAAATCGACTGGAACATGACCACACCGCCCACGGTCAACACCGGCAGCGTGCCCGCTACGGGCGCCACAGCTGGCGCTCCGGGCTTCTACACGCCAGCCGGGGCGCAGACACCGCCCAACCTGGCCGGGCTGGCTGGCGTGGTCGCCACGCCGGTCGCCGCCTGGCCGACCGGCCAGTACGTGATCACCGCCGACCTGCTGGCTGCCTACTGGAACGGCACCGCTTGGGCGGCTGGCAAGGCGCCCTGATGCCCGCTGAGCCCACCGTGGCGGTCGTCGGGCTCCGCGCCCTGGCCCGTGACATCGGCCGGGCGGGCGAGGTCGCCAGCCCGCTCAATCACGTGCTGAGCGAGGCGGGCATGGCCGCAGCCGGGCCGGTGGCCGAGCGGGCGCGCTCGACCTACCCCGTGGGCAACACGGGCGCCCTGGCGGGCGATGTGCGCGTCACAGCGGCGCGCACGGGCGGCACGGTGCGAGTCGGCCGGGCCAAGGTGCCCTACGCCGGGCCGGTCGACTTTGGCGGCTACCCCGGCGACCGCGAGTACGTGGCCGACGGGCGCTACCTGTACCCCGCAGCGGCCGGGCTGGGCGAGCAGAGCGCCGAGCTCTACACCGCCGCACTGGCGCGGGGCTTCGACAACTTCGCCTGGTCCAACGAGGCCAGCGCACCGGAGGCCATACATGACTGAGCCCTACGACGCCCACGCCGACCCCGACCCGGCTGCTGCCGTCGAGGCCTTGCCGACGCTGATCAGCGTGAACACCAGCTTTGCGAACCGCCTGCCGTCCCAGCGCGTGCTCGACCTGCTCGGCCGTATCGAGGGCGTCGAATTTGGCGAGCTGGCGCAGACCCAACCGTCGCGCCTGCTGGCGTTTCGGGCACTGATGCGCGACTATCCCGAGCGCGATCCGACGTCGCTGTGGCTGCACGCCTACGACGTGGAGGTGGCGCTGCTCGACGCAAACCCTACGAACGGGCAGTCGCCGACGGTCGCGCTCGGTTCTGCCGCTACTGGCGCATGACTCCGGCCGAGCTCGACGCGCTCGGTGACGAGGACTACAGCGCAATGGTGCGCCTGATGGGCGCCGAAGCGGCCGAGCTCGATCGGCTCGCCGCCCAGCAGCGCCAGCTCGCGAGGCGCTGATGGCAGGGCCGTCTATCGCCGTACGCGTGCTCGCTGATCTCAGCGCGCTCGGCAAATCGATGACCGGCGTCACCGCACAGGGCACCGCTGCCGCGTCGCGCATGAAGAGCGCTTTCTCGGGCATGTTGGGCACGCTGAACGCCTCGGGCGTGATGGGTCCGTTCGGCAACGCCCTGATGACGGCGCAGACCAGTCTCGAGCACCTGGAGAAGTCGACCAAGAGCACCGGGACGACGATGATGGGGCTGGGCGGCACCGCCCTCGGTGTGGGCATGGTGCTCCAGCAGGTCGGCTCGAAAGACCAGGCGGCGCACCAGCAGCTCCAGGCGGCGGTGCAGGCCACCGGGCACAGCTATGACCAGTACGCGGGCAAGGTCGAAGCGGCCATCGGTCACCAAGAGCACTTCGGGCACACGGCCGACCAGACGCAGAACGCCCTCCAGGTTTTGACCCAGGCCACCGGCTCGCCCACCAAGGCGCTCGGGCTGCTGAATACCGCGACCGACCTGGCGGCGGCAAAGCACATGGATCTCGTCGGAGCGGCGACGCAGCTCGGCAAGGCCTACAACGGGTCGGGGCGCATCCTCAAGGAGTACGGCATCACCACGACGGTGACCGGCAGCGCGCAAAAGGTGCTCACCACCGACACGAAGCTCGCGCAGGCGGCGGACGCGAAAGCGGCGACGGCGAAGCAGGCGCTCACGCTGCTCCAGACCAAAGACGGCCTCTCGAAAACGCACACCGCCCTCACTGCGATGCAGCTCAAGATCGCCCAGGACAAGGTGTCCGCCGCGAACCTGGTCGCGCTCACCAGCCACCAGAAGCTCGCCAAGGCCCAAGACGACGTGAAGAACAAGACCAGCTCGCAGTCGGTGGCGCTGGGCGAGCTCTCCAAGAAGCTGAGCGGCCAGGCTGCCGCTTCGGCCGACACGTTCAGCGGGAAGCTCGACGCGATGAAAGCCAAGATCACCGACTCGATCAGTCAGTTCGGGCAGAAGTACGGCCCGGCCATCGCCGGTGCCGGTGCGGCCATGACCGGGCTCGGCGCCACGCTCGAGATCACCAAGGCGGCGACCACTGCGCTCAAGGATGCGCAGATCATCCAGACGGCGATCACGTGGCTGGCCGAAGCGGCAACGTGGGCGTGGAACGCCGCCCTCGACGCCAACCCGATCACGCTCATCGCCATCCTGATCGCCGTGGTGCTGGTCGGCGCCGTGCTGCTGATCATCACGCACCTGCACGACTTCGAGCAGATCATCCTCGACGTGTGGCACTACGCCGTGGTCGCTTTCGACGGCGTCAAGGGCGCCGTGATGGACGTGGTCAACTGGATCAGCCAGCACTGGCCTTTGCTGCTCGCCATTTTGACCGGGCCGATCGGGCTGGCGATCTACTTCATCACCTCCAACTTCGACACACTGGTCGGCTTCGTGACCGGGCTGCCTGGCCGTATCGCTCACGCGGCGGCGGGCATTTGGGATTGGGTCGCCAAGCCGTTTATTCACCTGCTCAACGACGTGATCCACGCCTGGAACGATCTGCACTTCACGACGCCCAGCGTCGACATCTTCGGCTATCACACGCCGAGCGTGACGATCGGCGTGCCGCACATACCCGACATTCCCGGCGCAGCGCAGGGCGGGCTGATGACCAAGACCGGCCTGATCTACGCGCACGCCGGTGAGCTGATATCGCCCGCGCCCAACATCAGCAACGGCCCGGTGGTGAGCATCGACAACGCCCACTTTCACAACGAGCTCGACATCGATGCGATCATGCGCCGAGCCGCCTGGCTGGGCCGGTCGCGTGCGGTGCGCCTCTCGGCATGACCATCGCCGCACCACCGCTCACCCCGGCGCAGGCGTACCGCGCCGCAGTGCTGGCGTCGGCGCCGCAGGCGTATTGGCCGCTGGACGACCTCGTCGGCAGCGCCACGGCGCGCGAGGTGGCGCACAACGCCAACGGGCTTGTCGAGGGCGGTGTCACGTTCCAGGTGCCCGATCCGTTCGGCGCTGCCGCAGCGGCGCACTTCGACGGCTCGAGCGCCTACGTGGTCGACCCCTCGGGCCGTGCCCGCGTCGCAGCGGTGCCGTTCACCGTCGAGTGCTGGTATCGCACGACGCAGGCCGGTGCGTCGCTGGTCGAATTCAACTCGACGCAGCTCGCCCCGCTCGGCACCACCTACGGCTCGGCGCTGTATCTCAACGGCGGGCAGCTGACCGGCTTCAGCTTCGGAGGCCCGCTCACGGTGCTTTCCGAGGGCAAGCTCAGCAACGACGGCCTGTGGCATTGGTGCGCGTTCGTCTTCGACGGCGCGCAGGGCGTGCTCTACCGCGACGGCGTGCAGGTGGCGCAGATGGCACTGGCGATGACGCAGGGCTTCACCGCCTACTGGCACATCGGGCTCGGGAGGCGCCTCAACACCTACCTGCTGGGCGACATGGCCCACGTCGCCACGTACACGCGCGCCCTCGGGCCGAGCGAGCTGCTGGGCCACTACAGCGCCGCACTGACCGCCGCACCGACGCTGCCCGCCCGGCGAGCCTGGCTGGTGCTGCCCAACGGCCAGTCGATCCTGCTCGACAATCCCGCAGGCGGCTACTTCTGCCAATCGCTCGACCTCGGGACGCCGGTCGTGCGCGACGTGGTGGTGAACCGCCCCGATCAGCACGGCACCGACGACCGCAGCGCCTACTTCGCCGGGCGCACGGTGGTCGCCAACATCACCGCCCTGTCGACCGCACGGGCGCAGATCGACGCCGTGGCCGCAGCGTTCGCTCCGTACATGCTGCCCGGCGTGCGCCCCGTGCTGCACTACGTGCTCGACCGGCCCGGTGCGCCCGAGCGCGTGCTCACGGTGCGCGGCGAGGCCTACGACTTCCCGATTGTGGGCGCCGTGGAGCGGGACATCACGCTCACGTGGGTCGCGCCCGACCCGGTGGTGCGCGATCCCAACGTGCAGATCGCCACGGCATTCTCGGGCAGCTCGGGCGGCGGGCGTGTCTACAACCTCACGTACCCGCGTGACTACCCGACCGGCGGCGCGGCGTCGGGCACCACGATCACCACTGCGGGCGACCTACCGGCGCAGCCGATGCTGCACATCTACGGGCCGATCACGACGCCCAAGGTCACGTTCTTGACGCAGCTGAGCGGGCAGACGTTCCAAGTGTGGGGCGTCCACGGCTTCGCCATCGCGGCGGGCCACTACGTCGCCATCGACACCGCAGCGCGCACGGCGTATCTCGACGGCGACCGGACCAAGAACCTGCTCGCCTCGATCGACTGGCTGAACACCAGCTGGCCCATGCTGCCGCCGCTGCCCGACTCGAGCACCATGACCATCGCGGGCGATCCGCAGGGCGGTGTGATGACCGGCGTGACGCAGGTGCAGGCCACGTGGCAGGACGGCTTTCTCACGTGAGCGTGCTCGAGGCGCCGATCCAGCAGACGCCGATCCAGCTGGCGATGCCCGGCACGTACCCCGTGCCGCCCGGCCGTGGCCGCTGGCGCCTCACGATCCACGCCCGCCAGTTCGCCGCAAAGAACTGGCAATCGACCATCATCGGAGAGCTGACACGTGCGCGCAACCGCAAGCTGGTCCAAGCTTGGGACGCCGCTGCGGTGCTCACGTTCGACATGGACGGCCAGGCGCCCGCCGCGGGCATGTTCACCGAGCTGGCGACCGACGTGATCGCGTGGCGCTGGGACGACACGGTCGGCGTCGACCGCCCGGTCTTTCGTGGCGTGATCAGTGCCAGCGAGGATCAGCTCGACGAGGAGTCGCACGTGGTCAACGTCACGGCGACCGACTACCTGCTGCCGCTGGTGCGGCGCATCTTGTGGGGCACTCAAGCCGTGACCAACGTCGACCAGGATTCGCTCGTGGCGTCACTGCTCACATGGGCCACGACGCAGGCGCAGACCAGCTCGGGGCACGGCTTCGGCGCTGGCGCCTACCTGCCGCTCACCGTGTACGCGGCGGCGCCCGACGGCACGCCACGGGGCTCGAGCGTGTCGCTGGGCGCGTCGCCGGTCACGCGGACCTACTTCGGCAATCAGATCATCAGCGACGCCCTCGACCAGCTCGCCAAATCCGACGGCGGCTTCGACTACGACGTGCTTCCGCTCGGCGGTGTGGCGATGGGCGTCAACGCCACGAGCGACCAGCTGCGCATCTTCTATCCGGCGCAGGGCGTGGTGCGCACCAGCCCTGCCCTCGTCTACGGCAGCTCGGTCGCCAAGGTGCAGCGCCAGGTCACCAGCGCCGATTACGGCAACTTCTGGCGCGAGCTCGGCAACAACGCCAACGCCGACCCGAACGTGGCGCAGCTCGTGGGCGAGGCCTACAACGTCGACGCCAGCGGCAGCGTCGTCGGACTGTGGGCCAACCCCGACAACGCCGCAGACGTGACCATCGGCGACACGCTGAGCGCGCAGGCGCAAGGCAAGCTGAACCGCTACGGCGTGCTCATCCCGGTCTACACGCTCACGCTTCGCCCCGGCTTCTACTACGCGGGCGCGTTCAACATGGGCGACACGCTGCCGCTGATCATCATGCACGGGCGGCTGGCGGTGAACACAACGGTGCGCGTGATGGCCATCACCTACGACATCGGCGACGACGGCGAAGAAGACGTCGCCGTGGTGGTGGGGCGCCCCGACACGACCCTCGTCGACGTGCTCGGGCGCTTCGCGTCCGACGTCGACGCACTGGCACGGAGGTGATGTGATGGCACGCTACGCCCCACTCTGGCAGCAGTTCAGCAGCTATGCCGCTTCGCAGGACCGCTCATTGATCGCCGCACTGTGGCCGAGCGGTGGCCTGCGCGGCGGTGCGGTGACGGCCGTCGCCAACACGATGACCGCGAGCGTGGCGCCGGGCACGATCGCCGTGCCGCTCCAGGCGGGCCAGGGAAGCGCTCTGTGCATGTGGGACGCCAACGAGACCGTGACCATCGCCGCAGCGCCGCCGAGCGGGCAGTCGCGCATCGACCTGGTCGTGGCACAGGTGCGCGACAACGCCCTCGACTCGGGCGGGAACAACGACTTCATCTTCAGCGCCGTCACCGGCACCGCCGCCGCGTCGAACCCGGCTGTACCGGCGGTGCCGACCAACGCCGCCGCCGTCGCCCAGGTGCTCGTGCCCGGCGCTGCGGGCAACCTGAACACAGCGACGATCACGATGCCGTCGTCGCCGCTGAGTCCGGGCGACGTCCTGCACGCTGCAGTATTCCGAAACGCCGCTTTCAATGCCACCTCGACAAAGACAGCGATCGCTTTCGATACGGTCGACCGCGATCTGACCGGGCTATGGGTCGCTGGCCGAACCGCTTTCGTGCTCCCCGTGACGGGATGGTGGCAAGCGTCGTCAGCAGTGACCGCTCGCCCTGCGAGCGGGTATCAGCTCTGCACGATGCTCGATCAAGCGGGGAGCTTGAGCGCCACGATTGCGCAGATCGCAGTGCACTCAAGCACCACCTATCCGTGGACGTCGCTCGCACAGCGCTCCTTCTACGCTGTCGCCGGTGACACCCTTCAAGTAAGTGCGCAGATTCAGGGGGCTACCTCAGTGGCGGGAGTCGCTGGCCGAAACTGGACCTATGCGACCCTCGACTACCTGGGAACGGGATGACAGAAAGGGAATGATTCACGATGAGCTATGAAACGCAGTCACAGCTCGAAGCTGACAACACATTTCAGCAGCGAAACCGCGCGGTCACGCTGCAGCAGGCGCACATTTACAAAGACGACGCGCGCGCTGACTTCGTCGCTCTTGCGAATGCTGTCATGCGCGACGATCCCGGCCCGTGGTCGACGTTCACGCGTCTCGCTGCTGCAGGGCCAGGCATCGCAGACAAAGTCACGACAGACGACGGCATCGACTCGTCGCTCGTGCCCGACGAGGATCTGCTGGCACTGACGCAGGGCAACTGGCCCACCGTGGCCGGGCTGTACTTTGACGCCGAGGGCAACCCGATCGGCGCAACGCTATGACGCCCGACGGCGACCGCCTCGAGGTCGGCGCGACGCCCGAACCCGACACCGAACCGGGCTGCGGCGATTTCGGCGTGCTGCCCGACCGCGCCCGCCTGCGCCGGCTGACACGGGCCGAGCGCCACGAGCTGCGCGACCTGGCGGCTGATTGGACCGGGCCGCTTGTCGAAAGCTGGCGCGAGCTCGTGGCCGAGGTCGACACCGAAGGCGACGGCGATGCTTAGGCGCGTATGGATACCCTCGCCCAATTATTCGAGCCGGGGCGGCACGCCCGTTCGCCTCGACGTGTGCCACACGGCCGAGGGCGCGCTCACATATCAATCGCTCGGCAACTACTTCGCCAGTTCGTCGGCGGGCGTTTCCTCGCAGGTCGGGATCGACGACACGCCGAACACGGTCGGCGAATACGTGGCGAGGGCGAATAAAGCATGGACGCAGGGCAACGCCAATCCCTACAGCGTCTCGGCCGAACTGTGCGCTTTCGCCGGGTGGTCGGCGGGCGAATGGCGCTCGCACCCGGTCATGCTCTCGAACCTGGCCGCATGGATCGCCGAGGAATGCGCCGCCTTCGGCATCCCGATACGCAAGCTCAGTGCCGCCGAGGCGCAGGGCAACGCGTCGGGCGTCTGCCAGCACGTCGACCTCGGCGCGGCCGGTGGCGGGCACTGGGATTGTGGCGACGGGTTCGATGCCGTGTTCGACGACGTGCTCGCCGAGGCCGGCGGCGCCGTTGGCGATCCCGGTCCGGCGGCACCGAAACGAAAGGGGCGAAACATGATTGCAAGCACGGACACCGGCGGCGGCTACTGGACCACGACGAGCGACGGGGCGGTCTACGCCTTCGGTGACGCCCGCTACGCCGACAATGCGCTCGGCAAGGTCACCGGCGAGATCGTCGGCATCGCCGGGAAGGGCAATGACGGCTATTGGCTGTTCGCCTCAGACGGCGGCGTCTTCGCCTTCGGCTCGGCCGGGTTCCACGGGCGGCCCGACCGGGTGTAGATCGCACGCGGGCCCCGGCCGGGGAAGCACCTCCCTAGGGCCGGGGCTCGTGTGTCACCTACAGCGCTATCCGCTGTCGGTACGAGCGCTGGCGCCGAAGTGGCGTCCTCCACGTGACGGTGAGGACCTGATCGGCCAGCTCGATTCGCGGGCCAAGTGCGGAACAGATGATGTATGGGAACACCGAGGCGCCGGCGTCGACGCGGTCATAAGGTCCGGGGTCGTCGAGCCTGAGGCCACTGCTCAAGGTGACCTCGAGCGCTTCGTAGCCGGTGTTGTTCTGTATCTCGCAGTGGGCGTTCGGACCGCCGGAGCGGACCAACCATGGGCCGCCCGCGAGCCGTGGATGCCGTCGAAACCACACCGTGAGGCCGATGGTAGCGATACCCGTGACAGCGGCCAAGGTAGCGGCGATGGCCCCAAGGAGCTCCACAGACATCGAATTCCGCCCTCCATCCGCCGTCCACCTGTCAACGGTGGTGACATCTGGGGGCCGGTGACCGGGGTTGCTCAGTGGTGCCGCATGGTGCCATCGATGGTGCCAAAGGCCCGCGAAGCCCGAGAAAGCCCGGCGAAAGTGAGTCGCCCTACACCCTCTCTGAGCAGCCCGTTTCGATCCGGAATCGCCCTCTCAAGGTGGCGACACGGGTTCGAATCCCGTTGGGGCTGCGCAGGTCAGAGCCACTTTTTGAGGATCTGGCCGAAGTGATGGTGCCGTATAAGGTGCCATGGTGCCATACTGGGGGCGGACTGGTGCCCGACTGGTGCGGGACTAGTCATCCGGCTAGGAGGGAACGCGGATGGCGAAATGGAACGACAAGCGCGGATGCTTTCGCGCTGTTGTTGATGTCGGCCGTGCCGGCGAAAAGCGTCAACGCAAGGTGCTCGACATCAGAGAACCCAACACGAAGGCCGGGCAACGCGCGGCCAACCTCGCGGAAGCGAAGTTCAGGGTCGAGCTCGCGGAAGCGCTGGACAACGAATGGCCCGGGCTCGGACGCACCGACGACCAAACTACTTTCGCTGCTACTGCGTGGAGCTGGGTGGAGCGTTCGGCGGCGCACTGGTCGCCAAAGACGCTCAAGGAGACTCGCTACTCGCTCAAGCGCTACGTGTTGCCATCGCTCGGCTCAACCCCGCTCGGGAAGGTGTCGCCAATCCAGATTGAAGAAACGTATGGCAAGTGGGCGGCAGCGGGATTTTCGGCGGTGGCCCGACGCCGTTGGCACGGCATGGTGCGATCGATCTTCGCCGACGCCGAGCGCCTGGGCGAGCTCGCCGGCCCGAACCCGATGACGCGTGTTCGCCCGGCCGGGGGCAAAGCACCCGAGCGACGGATTCCCTCACCCGACGAGGTGCGTCTCGCTATCGCCTCGGCGCAGAGCCCCCTCGCCGCGGCGTACTTCGCACTCGCCGTGTCGACTGGCGCCAGGCGTGGCACCTTGGTCGCCCTGCGCTGGAGAGACGTCGACTTCGAATCGAACACCGTTAGCTACGTGCAGGCCGTCGCCCTCGGCTGCGATGGGCCCGTGCTCAAGACAAACAAGGCCGAGCGGGCCTATGCGGTCAGCATCGTCGGCACCGTCGTCCAGACGCTGGCCGAGCAGCGCCGCCACGCCGCCGAGACCGCCATGGCGCTCGGCATCCCGGGCGACCTCGACGAGCTGTTCGTGTTCTCGCGTGACGGCGGGCTCACGCACTGGAATCTCACCTCCGTGAGCCGGGCCTGGCGTGTGGCGTGCGAGCGGGCAGGGGTGGCGCCCTGTCGACTCCACGACATCCGCCACTTCGCCGCGACCCGTCTGCTCGCTGCGGGCGTCCCAGTCCGCGTAGTAGCAGACCGGCTGGGATGCACTGAGGCCAACGTCATCCGCACCTACTCGCACCGTGTCCCCACGCCCGAGGACGCAAGGGCAGCCGAGGTGCTCGCCGCCGCGCTCGAGGGGTAGACCCGAACAGGCGTACCAGTGACGGTCCATTGTGAAGGAATGGACTTCTGTTGTATCACTGAGGGATTGCTGCACCACCGTTGACAGGTGGTGCCCCGCCATTGTCGGCACATCAGGGGGGAGCGGCCCACATGCTCAATCAACTCACTGACCAGGAGCGTAGCGCCATGGCGCAGCGCCTTCGGGCAGCCCGTGAGCTGGCGAGGCTCAGTATCCGGCTGGTAGCGAGCGAGCTCAGCGTCAATGTCAAGTCCGTCGTCAACTGGGAATCCGGCATGGTCCCTTCGCCGGACAACCGCGCTGCGTTGGTCCAGCTCTACGGTGTCGAGGACGGCATTCTGTTCTCCGAGCTCGCCGCCCGCGAGGCTGCGGCCCGAAAGCTCCTAACCGCATGAGCGACGCCCTACTCGAGGCGATCGAGGAGGCCATCGGCGCCGCGTTGGAGAGGTGTCTCCCGGGCGTCGTCGACCGGCTCGTTGAGACTGGCGGTCCCCGTGCCTATTCGGTAGCGACCGTCGCCAAGCGACTGGACGTGTCAGAGCCGACGGTCCGCAAGCACATCCACGCTGGCGAGCTCCAGACCGTGCCGCACATGAAGCCGGCCCGCGTCTCGGTCACTGCCCTCGAGGACTTCTTGGCCGGCGGGTCGAGCACCGCTCTCAGTACGGTCGACCGCCGCGCTTCTTAGAGCAGAAAGGAGGGCGTCATAGATGCCTGAATCCAAGGGACAACAGTCCCTCGAGGGCCTCAAAGCTGACACGGCCGTCAGCGTCGTCGGGACGGGCTTCAAGACGCACGAGACCTTCGAGCTCGGCCAGTCGGTCAAGCTCAAGATGACCGGGGTGGTGCGCATGTGCGGGCGCGAGCTGCTCGGCGAGGAGGAGCGCGACGTCGTCAAGATCGACATCGACATCGTCGAGATCGTGTGACCGTGAGAATCACCGTCGAGATGGTCGAGACGACGTGTTGGTGCGGACTGCCGATGGCGTTACCAGCCGACCTGTACGGAGAGGCGCAGCGCAGTGGCAAAGCGGTGTACTGCCCGCTCGGTCACACCTGGGTCGTCAAGGGAAGCGAAAACGACAGGTTGCGCCGCGAGAACGCGCTGCTCGTTCGCCAGCGTGACGAGGCCATGGCGGATCGTGACCGTGCCGCCCGCGCCCTCAAGCGGGCCAAGAGCCGGGCCGACCGCGGGATCTGCCAGCACTGCCAACGTTCGTTCGTCAACGTCGCTCGCCACGTCGCCATCAAGCATCCCGGGGCATGACGCTCACCCGGCGCAATTACGGCAGCGGGCACGGCTACACCATCGACGGCGAGAAGGTGCCGGGCGTCACCACCATCATCCGCGAAGCGCTCCCGACCCCCGCCCTGATCGAGTGGGCGGGCAACACCACGGCCGCCTACGCCGTCGACTACTGGGACGAGCTCGGCGAGCTCACGCCGTCCAAGCGCCTGGCGCGCCTGAACAAGGCCCGCTTCGAGGAGCGCGACGCGGCGGCGCGCCGCGGCACCGAGGTCCACCGCCTCGCCGAGTCCCTCGTGCGCGGGCTCGAGGTCGCCATGCCCGACGAGCTGGCCGGCCACGTCGAGGCCTACGTCGACTTTCTCAATCACGCCGATCCGAAGGCGATCCTCGTCGAGGGCGTGATCGGGAACCGCTCCGTGCGCTACTGCGGCACCGTCGACCTCGTGGCCGCCATGTTCGGTCAGAACTGGCTACTCGATCTCAAGACCTCGCGCTCGGGCATCTTCGGCGAGACCGCGCTGCAGTGCTGCGCCTACGCCCATGCCGAGGTCTACATCGAAGACGGCGAGGAGCATCCGTTCTCCGAGCTCGGCATCGAGCGCGTCGGCGCCCTGCACGTGCGCGCCGACGGATGGGATCTGCGCGAGCTGGCGTGGGGCGATGCGACATGGGTGATGTTCAGACACCTCGCCTGGGTCCAGCGCCACCTCGAGGAGGTCCGCTCGTGGGTAGGCCCGAGCATGGAGTGCTGACGTGACAACGACCGCAGGGCTCGTGCCCATGTCCGAGGACCTCGAGAACTCCAATCACCGCCTCGCCCAGTGGTGCGAGCTCGTGGCGGGCCTCGGCCAGGCCTCGGCCGCGCTCGCCCGCACGCCTTTCGTGCCCGCCTCGCTGCGCGTCGAGAACAACGGCCGCTACGACGAGGGGGCGACGGCGGCGAACGTGACCGCGGCCGTTCTCACCGGCGACGAGCTCGGCCTCGCTCCGATGGCGTCGTTGCGCTCGATCAATCTCATCCAGTCCACTCCTGCCCTCTCGGCGCTCGCCCTGCGCGCTCTCGCTCTGCGGGCCGGGCACGGGATCTGGCTGCGCGAGGCGACCAAGACCCGGGCCATCGTCGACGGGCTGCGCCGCGGCGACGACGAGTCGAAGATGCAGCGGATCACCTGGAGCATCGATGACGCACGGGATCGCAACCTCGCCGGCAAGCCCAATTGGCGCACCCAGCCGCGCAACATGCTCATCGCCCGGGCGACCTCTGAGGTCGTGCGCCTCGTGGCGGCCGACGCCATCTTGGGGATCCCCTATTCGCTCGAGGAGCTCATCGACGGCGACGTCGACTTCGCACTCACCGTCGAAGAGACCAACGGCGCCGGCGGATCCGACGAGCCCAAGAAGCGCCGCACGGCGCGGCGCCGTAGCACCGCGGCCGCCGAGCTCCCTGCTGCGCCTGAGGGCTCGACCGGCGATCCGCCTGCGCCGCCGGACCCGATCACTCCCGATCAGATGCGGGCACTCCAGGCCGGGTTCCGCATGCTCGACATCAAGTCACGCGAACCTCGCCTCGCCGTCGTGCGCGAAGTCGTCAAGCGCCCCGAGGGCGCGGCACCCATCGAGTCCTCCCACGACCTGACCCAGGCCGAGGCTTCGGTGGTCCTCGACCACCTCTCGGTGCTCAAGGCCCGCCAGGAACAGGCCGCCTCCGACGACGTCGGCCCCCATGTCGAGGATCCGGCCGGCGGCCACATGGTCGGCGCTCTCGAAGATGAGCCGGATCCGAGCGAGTGATCGGTGCGTTGCCCGTCATGCGACCACCTGATCGAGCTCGTCATGCGACGACTCGTCCCCGGCGACGACGCCTCGACGCTGAGCTGTCCGGAGTGTGGCACCGACCTCGAGATGGTCGTGGTCGCCTCAGAGGTCGAGCACGGCAGCACCGGGGCATGGGCGGCCGCACAGGACGCCGCACAGCTGCGCGAGGCACTGGGGAACCGAGAGTGAGTTTCCGGGCGACAGCGGCGGTGTGGGCCGCCCGTGACGCCGGCCTGCTCGAAGCCGGAGCGCCTCTGCTCGTCTGCCTCGCCATCGCCGACCGGGCCAACAACGGCACCGGCGTGGCCAGAATGGGTGTGCGCGGCCTCGCCCACCGCACTGGGCTGAGCGCGGGCACGATCGTCGCCGCGCTGCGCGTCGGCGTCACCGCCGGCGCGCTCGAGCTCGTCGAGCCCGGACGTGGCAGCCGACCGGCGCGCTACCGCATTGCGTTACCCACAGCGCGCGCAAAAGCTGGGGAAAACGACGCCGGTGCGTTCAGTGTGGAGAACGCAAACGAAAACCCAGCGCGCGTTCGGCGTTCAGCCAGCGACACGCAGCGTTCAGCCAGCGACACGCAAGCGTTCAGCCAGCGAAACGAAACCGGTTTAGACCTACTCAATTCCTATGAACCTGAAGGGCAGAGCGCGCACGCGGACGATGATGTCGTCCCACCGGACGAAGTTGCGGCGAGGATGGCTGAGGCGGCGGCGGCCGTGCGGATGAATCGGCGGGCGCCGTGACCGCTCACCAAGTCGTCGAGCTCGTCACCATCGCGGCGTGCTCGTGTGGCGAGCAGGTGAGCGCCTCGTCCGAGCAGAAAGCCGAGGAGCTCATGGCCGAGCACATCGCCGCCGCCCGGGCCGACGGAGTCGACGACAAGGAGCAGGCGTCGTGAGCCCGCTGAAGCGCCCGTGTGCTGTCTGCGGTGTGTCCCGCGGCGCAGTCGTCTTGTCGAGCGGCTTCGCGGTTCATCCCAAGTGCTGGCCGCGTGTCACGTGGGCCAATGTCGCGAGCCCGGCGGCCTTCGGGCGTCGTCCCGACGATCGGCGGACGACGATGACCGCCCGCTGGCGCCGCTGCCGCTGGTGCGGCCAGTCCATCGCCCGCGGCGTCAGCTCGACGTGGCGCTCACGAGCCCAGTCATCGTTCTGTCCTGACGCACCCGACCACGAGCACCTGCCCGAGCGACGCCGATGAGCCCGACCAAGCTCGCCCTCACCGAGAAGCAGTGGCAGGGCCAAGTCGTCGAGCTCGCCACGCTCTTCGGCTGGGCGCACTACCACCCCTGGCTCTCCATCCACTCCCAGCGCGGTTGGCCCGACCTCGCGCTCTGCCGGCCACCCCGGCTTATCCTCGCCGAGCTCAAGTCCGACAAGGGCGTCGTGTCGCTCGACCAGAAGATGTGGCTCGACATGCTCGGCCTCTGCGACGGCGTCGAGGTGTACCTGTGGCGCCCCTCGGACCTCGAGCGCGTGAGTGAGATCCTGCGGTGAGCCGCGTCCGGCGATGGTGGCGCCGGCGCCACCCACCGTCGCCCTTCGACTGGGCCAAGGTGCCGGGCTCGATCAGCCCACCGGTGCATCACGTGCGCAGAGTCGCCCCTCACGGACCGGCCCGCAGCGTCGGGCGAGCCGGGTGATTACACACGACGCCCGAACGTGGCGCGCCCCGGCGACCAACCTGTGGCGCTGGGCGTGCTCGTGTGGCGCCATCGGCGCGAGCACCTCAGAGCTCGGCGCCGAGATCCGCGCCACCGCTCACGAACACCGAAAGCCCAACACATGATCGTGCGCAGCTACTGGGGCGCGGCTTTGGTCGTCTTCATCGCGCTCGCCATCGTCGTCTTCGTCATCGGCTCGTGAAGCGCACCACCGGGATCGGTCGCTGGGTCGTGCTCGAGCTCTGTCCGATCTGTCGTGATCGCTTCGTCGGCGCCCGGGTACGTGATCGCATCGTCACCTGCGGTGCGTGTGGGTCCGCGTCATGGGTGGTCGAGGAGGAGTTGACGAGATGACCGCCCAGGCCGTGTGCCGCTGGTGTCACGAGATGATCTACCGAGCTCAGTCGAATCGCTGGCACACCATCGACTATGTGACGTTCTGCTTCGCCGCTCCCGGCCACGAGCACGGACCCGAACGCCCTAAGCGCCGGGTGAAAGCCGACGTGAGCGCGCTCCCGGGGCGGAACGAGAGCGAGGGGGATCAGCCGGCGAGCAATACCTTGACGCGGAACGAGTCGGGGCGAGCGTCGAGGCTCAGCGCGATCAGCGATCGCGCCATGTCCTCGACGTCGCCGAGTCGGCGGGCCTGGGTGAGGGCGTCGAGCTCGTCGACGTGGATCATCCACCACTTGGACTCGTGACTGACGCGCACGGTGTATTCGCTCATTCGCTCAGCTCGCCTCGAGGTAGGCGCGCAGCGCGTCGCGGATGATCTCGGAGCGCCCTCTGCCGGTGCGCTCTGCCGCCGCGTCGAGCTCGGCCGCCAGTTCGGGTGCAAGCCGGGCATGGATCGGGACCGAGTCCCCATTCCCGAGGCGGGGTCTTCCACCACCCTCGGCCCGCCCGAGCCGCCGCTTGATCTCATCGGGATCGGTGATCACCCTGGCTCGGCCGGAGTCGACGGCAGCCCTCAGTCTCTCGGCGGCCTCGTTGGTCGCGGCCTTGGCGGACTCGCGCCACTCCCACGCCGGCTGCTCGGCGAGCTCTGCGGGTGTCGCTTCCATGAGCTCGGCCACCTCCTCGTCGCTCATGGCGTCGATCTCGGCGAAGGTCATCGGTGCCAGCCGTTCGGCCAGCGTGGTCTTCTTCTTGGTCATGGCAGGTACCTCTCCCGGTACGAGGGTCGCAGGGGCATGGCGTGGAAGACGACGAGGCCCTCGGTGCCCTGGCGGGCGAGGACTTCGAGCAGGTCGGCGGCATGGTCGGGGCCGATGAACAGCAGCCCGTCGTCGTGCTCGATAAGCCGGATGGCGTTGGCAATGGCGTGAGCGATGTCCTCGTCGCTCACGCCGTGCTTGCGGCCAGCGGGCGTTATCTCCACCCCACTATTGTAGCACAATACTAAGGGGTACGAGGCACTGACCAGGGGCGATAAGGTTCCGACGAGCGTGAGTAACCCCCGCTGGCCACCGGGCTGGGCCAAGCGGCAGCAGCGGATCACCAGCGTCGAGACGACCGCCCGATCGCTCGCAGACCTCGACGTCGGGCCGTGATCAGCGCACCGCCCGCCGAGTTGCACGCCGCACATGCGGCGCGCAGGTTCGCCCGGTCGTGGGTGCCACCGTCGATGAGGGCGACGACGTGGTCGACCGTCGTGGCGATGGTGCTGCAGTGCGGGCCACGGATCTCACAGCGTCCGGCGGCCTCGGCGATCACGGCCGAGCGCTGACGCCGATAGGCCCGGTCGTCGTGCCCGGCGCTCACCTGAGTGAGGCTAGAGGCGACCATGGACGGGTGCGCGTGACACCCCCGCCGTGGATCTGGGCGGGATGGGCGACGACCACGAGCACCCACGCGTGGCCGCTGTGGCGCGTGACGCGAAAAAGAATCGACCTCGACGAGGTGCGCCCTGGGAGTACCCGGCGCCACCCGGCCACCCCCACCCCTGTTCTTGGTGACCGGGTGCCTGTCCACCCCGTGCCCTGTTTTTTTGCGCGAGAGCCCGCGAAACCGGCGCAACGATCTGCAGCGCCTCGACACCGTGGCCCGATGGCCACCAGAGCGCCCTCAGAGCCCGCCAGTTTGCCGCGAATGCGATCTGCGCTGTCCCCGTCCAAAGCTGCGTGCGATGCTGGCTCACCGTGAGTCCGACCCGACGCAACCGCACGGCCGTCGAGCGCACTATCACCGCCCTGCGCCATGGTGGCCGGCTCGAAGAGGTCGACGCGGCCACCACCGCGCTCGCCCGGCACCTCGCCGGCGCCCTCGACACCGTCGACGCCGGCGCGTACCCGGCCCAGACGGCGAGCCTCGCCCGGGTGCACCTCGCCACGTTGCGCCAGCTGAGGGGGCTCGATGACACTGAGCGCGACGACGCCGGCATCGGCGACCTGCTCGCCGCCCTGTCCGCCGAGGTGGGCGACCCAGCGCAGCCCTGAGCGTCAGACGATCGGGCCGAGGCTCGCCCGCCTCGCCCGGGTGCTACGCCACCCGTTCATGCCCTGGCAGCGCCTCGTCGGCGACGTGGCGGGCGAGATCGAGCCCTCGACCGGGCTGCCCGCCTACCGCGAGGTGCGCGTCACCGTCCCTCGTCAGTCCGGCAAGACCTCGCTGATCCTCGTCGTCGAGGTCGACCGCTGCATCGCCTGGGGACCCGACCAGCGCGTGCTCTACGCCGCCCAGGACCGCAACAACAGCCGAGCCAAGTGGGAGGAGCAGGGCGAGCTGCTGGCACGCACCGCCTTGGCCAAGGCCATGCGCATGCGCCGCCAGACCGGCCTCGAGCGCATGGTGTTCCCCGCCACGGGCTCGACGGTCGGGATCACCGCATCGGGCGAGTCGAGCGGGCACGGCCAGACCCTCGACCTCGGCGTCATCGACGAGGCCTTCGCGCAAAAGGACGAGCGCCTCGTTCAGGCGTTCCGTCCCGCCATGCTCACCCGACCGTCCGCACAGCTGTGGATCGTGTCCACGATGGGCACCGAGGAGTCGGTTTTCCTCCACGACCGCATCGACGACGGCCGGGCCCGGGTCGAGAGCGACGAGCGCAGCGGCGTGGCCTTCTTCGAGTGGTCAGCGGGCGACGACGACGACCCCGACGACCCCGCGACCTGGTGGCGCTGTATGCCCGCGCTCGGTCACACGATCACCGAGAGCGTGATCAGAGCCGATCACGATTCCTTGCCGCCCGACGAGTTCGCCCGGGCCTACCTCAACCGGCGCACCGCGGGCGGCTCGCCGGTGATCGCGGCCGAGACGTGGCAGCGCGCTCGCGATCCGCGCAGCCAGCTCGCCGGCATCCCGTGCTTCGCGCTCGACGTCACGCCCGATCGCAGCCACGCCGCGATCGCCGTCGCGGGGTGGCGAGGTGACAAGCGCGTCCACGTCGAGGTCGTCGAGCACCGGCCCGGCACCGAGTGGGTCGTCGAGCGCATCGCCGAGCTCGAGCGCCGCTGGCACCCCTGGCCCGTCATCGTCGACCCCGCCAGCCCGGCCGGATCCCTGCTCGTCGACCTGGCGTCTTTGGGCGTGAGCACCGAGACGCTCAGCGCGAGGGACTATGCCGCGGCGTGCGCTCAGCTCTACGATGCAGTGGTGCTCAGCGAGCCGAGGATTGTCCACCTCGACCAGCCGGTGCTCAACCTCGCTGTCGGATCGGCCCGCAAACGCGTGCTCGGCGACGCCTGGGCGTGGGCCCGCAAGGTCGGCGGCGACGTGAGCCCGCTCGTCGCTGTGACTCTCGCCCGCTACGGATTGGTCAAAGCCGGAGATGCCAAGCCGCAGATCCTGTGAGCTGGCTCCGCGAGCGCTTCGCCCTCGGCGTACAGCTCTGCGGTGTCGTGGGTGTCTCGGTCGGCTTCGGCCTGCTGGCCGAGTGGGCCGGTGTCGTGGCCGGTGGTGTGGGACTGATAGCGCTCGGCGTCGCCGCCGAGCTCGTACCGATGGAGGTGGCACATGAGCGATATCCCGATGTCGATGATGAATGACGGCGGTGACGACGACGCCGCCGCGGACCAGGCGGTGAGCGCTGCGCTCAGCGATGCCAGCGACGCCCTCGACGCGGCCATCGAGGCGCAGCGGGCCGACCCCGGCAACGCCAGCGATCCCAACGACCAGGCGGTGATGAGCGGGCTGGTGGCGGCGAAAGCCCGAATCAGCGACGTGGCCGCCGCGCAGCAACGAGACATGGAGGGCCCAGGATGACCACAGAAGCCGCACCGACGCCGCGTGCCGTGCCCACCGCCGACGAATCGCTCGCTGCGATCGCGTCGTCGCTGCACGAGATCAACGACCACATGCACGAGGTGACGCAGCTGCTCGCCGCAGTGACCGCGGTCGAGGTCGCCACGACGCCCCAAGAGCCGGGCGTCTGATTGGGACTGGCCCGGCTGCTCACACGCTCGGACGCTCTCGCGCCCGTGGCCGAGTCGGGCAGCCCGACCGCGACCGGGCCACCACCGCCGACCGACACCGGGCCGGGCGGCTGGTATCCGCCACCGACCGCAGTGCTGCCCGCACCGAGCGAGCGCACGGCACTGAGCGTGCCCGCGTTCTGGCGCGGTCACGCGTACGTGTGCGGCTCGATCGGCCTGCTGCCGGTGTCAGCGTGGCGTGACACCGAGGAGCTCGACCCACAGCCGCCCGTGCTGCGCCAGCCCGATCCACATCAGACGCCGATGGCGTTCTGGTCGCAGATCACGTCGTCGCTGACGCTGTACGGCAACGCCGTGGCGGTGATCACCGGCACCGACCGGCTGGGCTATCCGACCAGCTTGTACCCCGTGCATCCGCTCTACGCGGCGGTCAAGTTCGCGGGCAACCCGAGCGACCCGTTGATCGCGGGCTGGTATCTGGCCGGGCACTTCTACGACCCGACGCAGGTGTGGCACGTGAAGAGTCACCTCGGCCGGGCGGGCTGGCCGCTCGGGCGTGGCCTGCTCGACACGGTGCCCGACGGCATCGCGCTCGCCGGAGCGGTGCAGGGCTACGCCGAGTCCTACTTCGCCAACGGCGGGATGCCGACCGGCGTGCTCAAGGTCCACCGGCCCGAAGTGACGCAGGAGCAGGCCGACACCGCAAAGGCCAATTGGGTCGCCAAGTACTCGGGCCGGGCCGGTGTCGCCGTGCTCAACGAGCTGACCGACTTCACACCGGTCGCGTACAAGCCGGTCGATTCGCAGATGGTCGAATCGCGCCAGCTGACGCTGACCGAGGTGGCGCTCATGTGGGGCTTGCCGCCGACCAAGCTGGGCTCGAACGTGGGCGGCAGCACGTACCGCAACGCCGAGATGGAAGAGATCCAGGCGCGCAACGATGCGATCGTGCCGTGGGCGTCGCTGCTCGAGCAGGCGGTGTCGATCGAGCTGCTGCCCAACGGCCAGCACGCCGAGTGGAACCTCGACGCCAAGCTCCGTGCCGACACGCTCACGCGTTACCAGTCGTACCAGTTCGCCCTCGGCGGTCCCGGCCCGCTCAGCCAGTGGATGCTGCCCGACGAGGTGCGCGGGCTCGAGGGCATGGACCCCGCAGCGCAAGCGATGGCCGACGCCGAGGCCACGGCGATCAGTGAGGGCCAGCCCGCGCCGATCGTCGGGCCGATCAGCGGTGGCCCACCGAGCGGCAACACGACCACGCCCGAGCCGCCGCAGGCGCCCAACGCACCGAGCCCGAGCCCGAGCCCGTTCTATCCCGCACCTGAGGGCGGGATGCCGCTCAGTACCGGCACCACAGGAGGCAAGTGATCATGGCCGAGTGGGACACCAGCTACGTCAACGACCTACCGGATTCGGCGTTCGTGCTGATCGCACCGGGCGGTCACAAAGATGCCGGTGGTAAGACCGTGCCGCGATCGCTGCGCTTCTTTCCAGTGCGCAACGCCAGCGGTGCGCTCGACGCACCGCACCTGCGCAACGCCCTGGCGCAGATCCCCAAGGCCTCGACACTGAGCCCGGCCCAGCGCGAGACCGCCATGACCGCAGTCAAGGCGCTCGCCAAAAAGACCAACGTGAGCGGTGATCAGGGCGAATACACCGGCACGGCTGGCACCGGGCGCAGCTTCACCGCCGAGGGCGAGCCGGTCGGGCTCGAGCTGCGCAGCTACACGTTCCCGCTCGAATTCCGCTCCGACGGCGCCGGGCGCACGCTGCTCGGCCGGGCCGTGCCCTACGGCCAGGTTGCCGACCTGCCCGGAGGAGTCCGCGAGCGCTTTGTCTCGGGCGCGTTCGCCCGCCAGATCGCCAGCGGCAACGTGCCACGCGTCAAGCTCTTCGAGTCGCACCATGCCCGGCTGGAGGGCGCTGCGCCCATCGGCAAGACCGCTGCGCTGGACGAGCGCTTCGACGGCCTGCACGGGGCGTGGCCGCTGTACTCGACCACGCGGGCCGACGACGCGCTCGAGCTGGTGCGCAGCGGCGAGGTCAACGGGCTCAGCGTCGGCTTCAAGCCGGTCGAGGGCGGCAGCGTGCGCGGCCACGACGGCGTGATCGAGCGCAGAGCGGCTCATCTCGACCACGTGGTGCTGACGCACGAGCCCATCTACGAGGGCGCAGCCGTGCTCAGCGTGCGCGCCCAGCAAGCCACCAGCGGCCCGACGCTGGACGAGGTGCGGGCCGACCGCGAGGCCAGGCGGCTCACGTGGTCCTGATCGCAGCGGTCGCCGCCAGCGCGAACACCGTCCAGATCCTCGCCCTGATCGCAGCCGTGCTCTTCGCGCTCGCTGCACTGGTCTCGTTCCTGTCCGTGCCGCGCCTGCTGCACTTCGGGATCGCCTCGGCCGGGCTGTGCCTGCTGGCGATCGCCACGATCTATCTCGTGTGAGCGCTCGCGCGCTACGCTGCGCGATCGAGTGACCGACCCCGCCTGATTTCGGACCCCGGCACGACCGGACCCCGACCGCTGTGGACCCGGCCCAGGAGAAGCCCATCCTGCGCCGCGCCTGCGCCGCAGTGAGTGAGAACGGGAGGCCACGATGCCGAACCGCCTGCTGGAGCGTCTCGGCGCTGACTATCAAGCGATGGAGGCGCAGTACGACACGATCCTGAATCGCTGCGCCGACGAGAGCCGTGATCCAAACGAAGCCGAGCTCGGCCTGATCGACGGGCTGCGCTCGAACATGACACCGCTGGCCGAGCGGATCATGGAGCTGCGCTCGATCGATGATCAACGCATGGCCGCTGTGGTCGCCATGACCAATCCGCCCGACATCGCCGGGCTACCGGCCGTCGTGCCGGGCCAGGCCACGCTGGTCGACGCCAACGGCCAGCCGATCGTCCAGGTGCGAAGCGACGAGATGGTCTACCGACCGCCCGACGCCAGCACGGCCGAGCGGCACAGCTTCTTTCGTGACCTGCGCGACGTGCAGTTCGACAACGACATCGAGGCCCGCTCGCGCCTCGACCGCCACGATCTGCAGATGCGCGCCGCGGCGACCACCACCACCGGCACGGGCACGATCCCGCCCTCGTGGCTGTTCGCTGAATTCGCCATCATCGCCCACGGGGCGCGGCCGGTGGCCGACACGATCAGGCGCATCGGGATCACCGACGCCAACCCGGTCGTCGTCGGTGTGCAGGCTGCACCGGGCGCCGTGGTCGGCCCGCAGGGCGGCGAGAACGTCGCCCCGGCCGACGGCTCGTTCAACGCCAATCAGCTCGTGACCACGCCGGGCACGTTCACCGGCAAGGTCGACGTGAGCCGCCAGCTGCTCGACGGCTCGAATCCCGCCGTCGACGGCCTGGTCTTCACCGACTGCATGGGCGCCTACAACGAGCAGATCGAGTCGGCGGTGTGGGCGAAGATGGCGGCGATGGCCGGTGCTGGCCTCGGCTACAACGGCACGTTCGACGCCAGCGTGGCCGGAGCGCAGATCCCCGACGCCATCATCATCGCTGGCACTCACGTGCGCACGGCCCGTAAGGCACCGCCGAGCGTGGTCTTTTGCTCGGAGAACATGTGGGGCAACCTGATGCTCGAAAAGGACACGGCCGGGCGCCCGATCATCGTGGCGGGCTGGGCCGGACCCATGAACGCACGCGGCATCGGTGACGCCATCACCTACGGCCACATCGCCGGGCAGGTGGCCGGTCTGCCGGTCGTGCCGAGCTGGGCCGGTGCGGACATCTTGTACGTGTCCAAGGCCGACGACGTGCTGCTGCTCGAATCGTCCACGTTCAACTTCCGCTACGAGGAGGTACTCGGGCCAGAGTCGATCCGCCTCGGCGTGTGGGGCTACGCGGCCGTCGTGACCGATCGCTACCCGACGGGTTGGGGCAAGGTCACGATCACGCCGCCCACCGGAGGCCTGCCGCTCGAAGCACTGAGCGCAGTAGGCAACGGCGGCAACGGCGGCAACGGCGGCAGCCGGAGCGGCAAGTAGGCAATGGCTGCGGGCTGGCCGACCCACGACGACGTCTGTCTGATCCTGCGCTTGCAGGAA